AATAGCAGCAACGGTCTCGCTCGCTGCGATTGTTTGTGGTGAGGAGAGTTTTGAGATAGCTATACTATGCTTTGTCGGATCATTAGAAAGAGTAATTGCATTCTCTGATCTTATGGATAAAATATCTCCTTTATTTAGAGGTATTTGCCTTGCAATTTGCACAAGTGGCGCGGTGAGCCCCTCAAATCCCACGAGTACACCAGCTACCCCGTTAATATAGGCAAACACTCCATTTATTGCGGTTGCGGTTGCTAGCACTTGCCCACTGATTAAATACTCCCCTTTTTCTGGAGCTGTAAATTGAGTTCCATTCCATGAGGAAGTTGTGTCTTTTGAGACTGTAGAAAAAGGAATATTTGTTACGTTTGCGGTAATAACTTGCCCAGCATTTCCAGCGGCCCGAACTACGATTTCACGATTGCCGCCATCCTCACTGAGGGCCATGGTTGATGACCATCCAGCGATTGGGCCACTAAACTTAACCTGTACCCAGTCACCTGCACCAAAAGTAAAGGGAGCTGCCTGAGTAATAAATCCAAGAGTTGACCCCGCCGTCCCCGCTACGAAATGGTAATTAGTGTCAACCGTATTGGTATTATGAATTCGAACATCACCAAAGAAAGTATTATTTCCTAAATCTACACAGGTTGAAAATCCTAACTGATTATTTAGGCCTGGCACTGCAAGCTTGCTAGTGTCGAATGAAAGCCCTGAGGGGAGCGAATACCTAGGAGTGCTAAAGGCCCCTGAGGCTGCGGTAAAAAGGGTTTGTATCTCTACCTCTATTGAGTCCCCAACTCTTCTAAACCTACCCACGTTAGCAGCATTTGTTATCGTGCCCGAAACGGATTGAAGGGCTGGAACGTAGCTTTGCCAATCGGTAACAATCGCACCTTTAACTTTGGGAGCACTCGCCTCCGCTCTTACCTTGTCAATTTTTACCCAATATTCGAGAGCTGAAACGGTGGCAATATGTCCGATAAGCCGATAGTTAACCGAGTCAGGAAAGGCCTGAAATGAAGCTGTGTAACTCCCTTTGGCGTTTGCCATAAGATCACGTGCGACGAGTTCGATAAGTCTGGAATTAGTTGTGTCGAAAACATAGATACGCATATCTCCATCGACGTAATTTGGAGATGTGAAATAGTCAAAAGAAATGCTAATCATTCGTGTTTGGTCATGATTATCTATCGTGAAATCCGTACTAAATCCTTCGCCTCTTCGATTGTTAGCTGACTTATAAAACTGGGCATGTTTTGTGCCACTCATCGATGTATCATCTAGGATACTAAAGGTTGATGCCGGGGAGCCACCGTCCCCATCAACTGGAGCGTCACCTGCAGCATCGGCATAAGTGGACCAATACTGATCCGTGGCGGCCTCAAAGTTTGCGTTCCCTAAGACATTTCCGTTTCCGGTTTCAATCAATCCACCCGTGACTGTCTTTACCGCTTGCCCATATGGTACTTCAAAATTAAAGTTCGTAAACTTTGGAGAGGTTGGAGATTTTAGAGAAGTTGGTGGTAATCCAGCATCAACCCTTATGCCTGCAAGGGCAAAAAGTAGCGTAAAAAGTAAAATTATATTTGTCATATTTAAACCCCGAAAGTTACATTTATTTTTTGGTTAGAAGCTGCCGACTCTGCAATCACCGAGACATTCCCACCCACTTGGAAATCTTCTGATCTCCCTGGTTGGAACTGCACCCCCGATGATACTGTGGCCGCTGCCCCAATTTTAACCCTGATGTTTACCGTATTGGTATCATCCGCGTAAACCTTGCACCACTTAGAATTTGCAGGGGCCGTAAAGGTTTGTGCAGAGTTAGTTAAGTTTAAAATCTCTTGAAAAGATCCTACCTGCGCGGCCTGGGCGACTGGAATAACTGTATTGTCTGAGGCAATTGTTACTCGCAGAGATCCCGTGCCAGTGGCACCATTTCCCATCAAGGGAGTGACACCGTTTATCTGAGCAGCGTTTACCGATTGGTTTGCTGCCAGTGCTCCGATGACATTGGCACCTGTAGGAATGGCAGAGGCCAGACTTACGCTTCCTGAAATTGGAAGTGCTGTGGCCCTGATTTGAGCATCTGTTAAAGCTCCTGAAATTGGTACAGGGGTTGCTCTAAGTTCAGTGTTATTTAGCCCACTTGTCGTAATACTCCCAGAGATAGGTACTGGAGTTGCTCTAAGTTGAGCATCGGTTAGTGGCCCGGATACAGGAAGTGCGGTGGCCCTAATTTGGGTATCTGTTAAACCTTGAACTAGTCCTGTGTTAACTGGAACCATTCCCCCCACAAGTGCTGGAGTTTTAGTATTGATTGCAGAAATTTGCACTAAAGAATCCGCATCATGAACCAATGCCTCAAGGCTTGAATTGATCCCAAGCTGATTAGTCCCATTTCCTATTCTTGTAATATCTGGATTTGCACCTTGATCTGATAGTTGGACGTTAATATCCCCGGCGGTAATGGTTATTACTGCACCACTGGCCCCGACTATCTCAACCGGGACGGCCACAGTCTCGGCAGCAACCGATGAGCTTTTATTAATTGGAAGCTGTACACCATCTTTGTAAATCATTAATTGCGAAGGGAGAGCGCGGTTATTTGCTGGGGTTGCCGTGCTTTCCACTACTTGTTGGGCGCTTCCGTTTAGAACATATTGAGTCGGGCCGGGCGAGAAGTTTACGTTCCCTTCTGAGTCGGTTTTATTAGTAACCCATCTCATAATTTTCGCAGTATCCGTATTTAAAGGGATACTGTCGGCGGCGTTTATGATGGAAAAAATGTCTGCATCCACTATGTCTACTATTTCAAATTCGTACCCGACTAGCGCGCCGGAAGACATTCTAAGAACATCGCCCTTTCTGGCCAAATGCCCTGTGATCTCGATGAAAACAAAGTTATTATCTGGGGACGCTACGGAGTTCACGATGTCCGCTGCGACGGCGTTAACTTCCGAAAGTGATTTTGAAGTTACGGAAGTTCCGTACCTATCTGACCCTAAATTGTGAATAGTTTTGTGTTGAGCGCCCCCAACTTTTTTTTGCGTGGTAAATCCTGATTCGCTGGCCATAACCTCTCCTCCTTATGGGGATCTTAGGTAAGGGGGGGGGCAAAGCTTCACCCCCCCTGTTAATTTAGAAAAGTGTGTCTAATAAAGTTGAATGAACAAGTGATATGTAGAAATCAGCGTTAGCGTCCACTCCTGCAACCTGAGCTTGAACAGTTACCGAAGATTTATCAACTGCTGCCACGGATATAACCGCGTCTTCAGTAGCGGAAACGACAGAATCTACAACGATGTTTAATCTAGAAGGTTCAATGAAATTTAACTTATAGTTACCTGCGCCCAGGTCTTCTACGCTTGAAATAAATGCTTTGTCTAATCCCGAATCGATAGGGGTTGCTGCTGTGCCTGATATCAAATGGTAAGTTTTCACTAACCCAATTTGACGCGACTTTAGAGTTCTTTTGATTGAATTTTTCATATTTTTCCTCTTGTTACCCTGTGGAGGGATCGCAAATTATTTTGCGTTATTAAAAGGATAATTTCAGGATGTAATAATAACAAGATAAAAACACTGGTCGATAGCTATGTGAAAACGTACATAAAATGAGGGGCCGAAGCCCCTCAATTTTCTAATTACTTAGAAAGGTTATGTATTACAGTTTGGAAAGTCGGGTCGATAAGGTTTTGGTAATACCCTCCATATCGTGCCTCGTAAGTATCTTCGTCAGTCGTGCGAAGAAATACTGTACCGTCATCGTCAAACCAACCGAAGTCAGGACGGTGATGACGAACTATGTGCTCATCGTTTAAAAGAAAAATTTTGTCTTCAGGACAAAATCTATCTACAAACATACCGATAGCTCCGCGAGAAGTCATAAGCTCAACACCAGAAAAGCCCACTGAGCCTTTAAAATTCTTGTTTGGAAGATTGTAGATCTTTTGGTCTTCCAATTGAGCAAGAATTTTTCTCATTTGGTTGAAGTTCATGAGAACCATTTTAGGAGTTTCGCCAGTAGCTTTCTCTTGCTTAAGAACAGCGTCGTTAAGAGCGTCAGTTACGACACCCTGTCCAAGAGCGTCGATTTGCTGAGACTGCCATCTACGCTTAACAGGGATGTTGTAAAGTGACCCTGAAGTCGCCATTACTACGCCTGAAAGGCCACTTGGTTCAGCTAGGTAAGATCTCTGCATAACAAACCCAGCAGTTGTAGCAACAGGGTTAGCGCCCGATAGGGTGGCAAGAGCAGGAGATGTACCTACTAACTTAAGTTGTCTAGAAGCTGGAATAACTTCAGCAATCATAAGAAGGTTAGTTTCAGCATCTCCGCCTTCAGCGGTTCCGCCGAGGTTGTCCCCGGCGTTTAGGCCAGAAACATACTGAACATAATCTTGCTCCTCGAAATTTGACTCATTCCAGTCAGAAGCTCTAAGCGTTACGATATATGGAGTAGCTACCGATCCGTTTCCAGATACGTTTGTGGCTCCCGCTCCACGTCCAAGAATCCCCGTACCGTCGCCGAAAGACATACGGTTAGAGTTACGGATGAAAGACTCAACCGCTTTCTTTACGGGATACGCCATAAACTTATGAAATGCACCGTCGTTAGACGAGGCAGCTTTCAAAGATTCACGGTCAACTAGAACTCTTGCGTAGTTTTTAGTAGCTGTGATAACAGCTTGCTCGATGATCGAAGTGTTGGCCTTAGGAAGCAATTTAGCTCCTACACCCCCAGAAAACGACAATTGAGTTTCGATGTTTTTTTGCTTTCCTACGAAGTCGTACACTTTCTTGATACGGCCATCTAAAAGAGCTTTTGAATTGTAGTGATTTACTGAACGTGCTTGGAACTTGGTTAAAAAGTTACCAGACGTTTCTGTTAATGAAAATTGACCCATAGTAATGTCCTCCCTGGACTAATTAGTTGTTATTTAAACCGATTCGATGGGAGGACATGTTTTATGGGTTTTACGATTTAAGGTTTAATCCTCGTCATCAAAGTCCAAAGTTTCAAACTTAGAAGGAGTTTTAACTTCCTCTCTTAAGCTCTTTTTCTGAACTTCTTTAGTTCTTGATTGAAGATCTTTAACGTCTTCATCCATGAACTCTTTGCTTGCCCATTCTTGTAATTGTTCTTTTGTGAAATCTTTCGCTCGTATTTGACGTGCTAAGTTTCGAACAATCTCAGAATATTTGGAGTCATCGATAGAATCTTCAAAAGGCTCTAGAACATCTTGAACTGTAACGGTGTGCGGTTTTAGACTGGCATAGTCGACCACTTGTTCGTCCGTCATCTTGTTCGTGTCTGTGCCTTCGGACTCTAATTGATCCAAAGCTTGTAAGTATTGCTCTTCACTAACGCCATGAGCTTGTCGTATAGAATCTACTTTTTGGACTGCTTGGTTAAAAGCTTCTGTCTTCGTAGATTCGGCGATACGGGCCTGTTCGGACTTAGTTCGGAACTCGTCTTTTTTCTCAAGAAAATACGCTTTTCTTTCGACTTCAGACATAGACATTAGATTTTCAACCTCGCCGAGATTGGCCTCTAACATCCTCTTATAAACACTATAATTATCTTGTCCGCTTTTTTCAACTAAAAAATACAGCGCATCAAGCGGATTGGCATCGGGGTCACTTAAATGCTTAATTACTTCGGAAGCGGTATTCTTGATAAAAACTTGTTGCCTTTCAATTTGAGCAGCTTTTTGTTCTATCTCTTTTTTCTCGTTCCCCATCTCTGAGAACTTTTTGTCATAGGCAACCTTGCCCGAATAGTTATTAATTAGTTCTTGGAATGGAACTTCCTGGTATTCTCCTGCAATTTTTACTCTTACTTTAGAATCAGATTCTACACTATATAGCCCATCCGACATCCGAATCTTTAGTTTCTTGGCCTCGGATTTTTCTTCCTTCTCTTCCTTCGCTTCTTTCTCTTCAGCAGTTTCTTCCTTTACCTCTTCTTTTTTGTCAGCTTTTTCTTTTTTAGGAGCTTCTTTCTTTTCCTCTTCCTTCGCCTCTTTTTCGTCTAGAAGATCTAAGTCAGTACCTTTTTTTGATTCTTTCTTTTCTTCTTTCTCTTCCTTTTCATCTTCTACGTTTGACTTTGCCTTTTTCGCCTTGTCAATTCTGTCTTTGAATTTATCTTGGAAATCTTCGCCTAACTTCTTGCTGCCTTCAGATTCATAATCTAAATCATCGAAAGTTTCGTTAGGGTCAATATCTAGCGCGGCCATGTTTGTAGATCCCATTGATTCTTCTAAGTTCATTATTGAGCTCCTTGTTCAGTCATTTGTTTTTCGATCTCTTGCTTTTGAAATTCCATTGCTCCGGTATCCGCTCCTCCCGAAGATTTTTGGGAAGCTTCCGGCGTAGGCGCAATCGGCATGGGCGGTTGAGGTACAGAAAAGAAAATAGGGTATTTCTCAAAAGCTAAAAGAAGTTGAGCAAACTTTGTGTTCTCGACAGACTTTTGCCACATCAACACTTCTATCCCTATAATGTAATCATCTACAGACTGTTTTATGGCTTCATCTAGTTTTGTTTTGTAAATTAAACTCTCGATGAATCTTCCAAAAACAGAGTAGAACTCTAGTAGGCCATCTGTTTTGCTTGGAGGAGGCGCTTGCTCTCCATCCAGTAACATGTCTAGTATGGTTCTCGCGGTATCAATTGCGTACGTCGCTTCGTCTTTAAACGCATCGTTAAGTCCTAAGTCCAAAAGTTTAATGATCTCTTTAGGTTTAAATACCGGGTCGTTTTGAGTTACCGCGTTTAAATCTATAATGTCCGCTATCGCTCCTGTTTTAGAATCTCCGATAGAGGAAGTGTTCTCGTACCTGACATCTGCAATACTTCCTAAAGCTAATTTTTTAAACGATTTAATAATGAACTCATTGTTTTCACCAACTAGTCGAATGGTTCTCTCATCGGTCTCTTTGTAATATTGCGACATGAGAGAAACTTCTTGCCTTGTAATATCTAAAACTCTTCTCTTCCTTTTAGAAATACTTGGGTTAGCTCTTTGATGTTCTTGTTCATCCAAGTACCGAATGGCCGACGCGGCGGTTATGCCTTGGGGAACGATACCTCTAGAGATGTCAAAAACCCCTGAAAGTTCTCCGGCCCTAGATTGACAGTGCTTTTGAAAATCTAACTCTCCCCTATTTACGTATTGGTGTTGAAGTATTTTAGGTTCTACCGCTCCACGGTACTGAACGAAAGAGTATTCATTATTCCAAGACTTGGCATCTACACTTCCTTCGGGGGCAATTACTTTAGGAGCGTTTAATACTCCGTGATTTCTTGCCATACCGGAGATCAGAGAATTATTTACCTTGTAGAATTGCTCGATGTTGGTCACGAAAGGTCTTCCCCAAAACTCGTTTTCAACTTCAATGTCCCTTTCATCTACAAAAGGTAGTTTCCCATGGTCGTAAGGAAAATCTATCCATTCTAATATGAGATCATCGCACCATGTGATTCGGCATCCTTCAGGAAAATATTCAGAAGGCTTATGCCAAAACACTCTAATCATTATTTCGTTATTTGGACGATCTAACCTATCGGTGGTAAAATCCCACTTCACGTATTCGGACGATTTTATTTTATCTTTTGCCTTGGGCCATTTATGCTCAACCAATTGCTTTGTCACCCACTCGTGAGTTTGAACGTAATCACACTCAAGAAGTTTCTTTTTGCACGATTCGGGAAACCACTCGTAAGGTTGCCAAAGCTTACCCTTCGTATCTCCAATAAACACAGGCTTCTTTAAATCAAGTGGCAGTCCCGTAGCTTCATCTACTAGAGCGCCTTCTCCTTCTTTATACTTAGCTTTTGCCCGCACATAACTTGGAGCTAACCCGCCTTGATTTTTATCCCAGCATTTCTCGTAAATAGAATGTCCTAAAAGATAGGTAGTTCTATCCATTCGGATCATGTCGCCATCAAAGTCAGTCTCTTCGTATCGGGCCTTAACCAAAAGCTTCGCTGCCTTAGTAGCGTTGATGTCGTCTTGAGAATTTTGTACTCTAGGGATAAAAGTTAACGCCGTCTTTTGCTTAGAAACCTGAGCGATTCTTTGCTCTGTGAAAGCATAGATCATATTGTCTCTAACTTTAGGCTTTCTTCTCGCGAGTCCAGTCGTACGGGAAGATGTCTTCATCATGCCGTCGCCTTCGTACTCATCGAGGTTCTTATACATGTTTAAGTATCTTCGATACATTATGTATCTTGGGTAAGCTTTCTCGTACTCATACTCAAACCAACACTTAAGCCATCTGTGAGTATCCTCCTCCCCTTTCTTTTCTCTAAATTGAAAAGGGATCTGCTCGTCGGAATATCCTGGGCTGTCTAAATTATCGAGCGTATTAGATCTCATATATTACCTCCAATCATTTGATGTGACTTCTGGATCGCTGAGATCAGCAAAATCCTCGTCATCGTTTTTGTTTTTAAGTTTCTTGTTTGGGTTTTCTTCTTGCTCAAGCGGCGGGCCGTAGATAAAGGGATCATCTTCCTCTTCCTTCTCCGCTGGCGGTTCTACGTTCTTCCATAAAACTTGATGGGTAGAATTTTTCACCCCGACGATTAAGGCAAGAGCAAAAGAACCCACTATTAGCCCCGCTCCTCCAACAATTAGCGCCACTAAGGCAATAATCATTTCAATAGAATCTTTAGTCATAAAACTCCTCTGTTATGTCTTCAAAAATGTCTTCAGGATTATCTTCTTCAAATTCAGGAAAGCCTTCCTCTGGCACTAGTCTTAGGTCATCCGGCGATTTGTACCTAGTTCTTGGAATGGTATGTAAATGCGCGTCGTTAAATAGGTATCGTATGCAGTCCATTAAATGGTCGTTCTTTTTGGCCAGTCTGCCGTCTTCATCCGTCGCGTAGTTTCTTATCTCCCAAACACACTTCGGGCATTGATCTGATACAACGAATAAATCTTCTCTGATAAAATCTTTTATCGATGAGAGTTTTACTGTTTTATCTTTTAGATCTTTCACACAAGGGATCATCCCTTCTCGGTATTCGTCTTTAACTTCGTTTGCAAACCAAGCGGCGGCGTAATCGTAAACATCTCTCCAAAAATCTCTTCTTGGCATAATAGATTCTTTGAGCGCCCAAGCTCGTGGCCATATTTGTTTGGAAGATGTCTTATCCTTATTCTTCTCGTAAATTTCTCTTAAGATTAAAACCTTCTTAGTCCTCTTATGAACCGAGCACATTAAGGCACCAAAGCATGACGTTGAGGCCGGATCATAAATCGCATGGTATGTGTAATCTTTCGGATGTCTGTTTATCTCTTCCATTAATTCTGCATGAGGACGTACGTGCTTTGTGTGCCCATCAAACTTTCCGTCGGGAGAAATCCTGGGGGCCTCAAACATGGGGAATATGTGCAATGCTCCTGAAGGAACAATTTGGGCCATATACTCCCGCATCCAAACATGCCACTCGCCTCTAACGATTAGCGTTTCCTTCATCTCCTCTAACCACTCTTTTGAAATATAAGGGTTAGTGTCCGTAGGCATTTCAAACGCTGCACCTGAAGGGCTTCTCTTTATCCCCGTTTCTGTGCGACAAAAAGCATGGTCTTCCGTATCCGGTGGCGTTCCGAAAATAAAAATAGGCGCTTCGTAGGTGGCCAGGTTAGGCTCCATCCCTTCATGAAACTTAGGATGAAAATCTTTATACTCATCGTAAACTATGGCGTGAGGGTTTATTCCTCGATAAGCTTCGTAGTTCTCAGACCCATCAATCTTAATGAAGCTTCCGTTTTTAAATCTAATACGGTGTTCAGTTTCAGAAGGTTTACCCTCGATGTACTTACTTGAAAGTTTTCCCAGGAAATTAGGTAATCGCCCGTTCTCCCACACAAGCTCTTTTGCCTGTTTGTAGGTTGGAGCGATGTAGTAACAATGCTGATTAGGTTTAGACAATGCGATACGATAAAGGATGTAACAGGCCAGTTCTGTCTTACCGAATTTTCGCCCACATCTAACGAATATCTTTTTCAGGCCCTTTAAGAAATAGGCCGTACCCACTTTTAACTGTCCTGAGTGCGGAGTCCATATATCGGCCAAATCTTTTAAGACAATAGCTAGATACTTCTGAAGCATCAGAATATCTTTGGCCTTAATAGATTGATCTGGACGCATTAGCTAAAACCTTTAAGGCCTGGGTTTTGTTTTAGCGTTTTGAATGTTTTAGCGTTTTTCTATTTGTAAACAGGCTCGTTAGTAACAGGATGAAACCCAAGCAAAACGCCTTTAGAACTATTTGCCTTTGAACCTCCGCCCACATCGACCTTAACTTCTTCCACCACGGGTTCGGGATCTTCCTCCAATTCAGTGCCCTCAAAAATATCGACCTTAACTTCTTGGGAGTTAACTTCTTCTAACTCCGCGGTATCGCTTTTAAGATCTTCTGACTTTTTCTTCTTTGCCACTTTTTACTCCTTGAAAATGTCGATAACTGCTACTAGATCTTTTCTCCAAGAAAAAGGACGGATACGAACCATTCCTTTATCTACGGTTTTTGAACCTCCGCCACCAGCTTCGATATATTGATAATTGTTAAGGCCAATCCCGATGTGGGTTATGCTTTCTTTGTTCTTACCGAAAAAAAGTATATGTCCGATATCCGCTTTAACCGAAGAGGATATGTCAGTTTTAGCAAAATGATTATATATCATTTGAGAACTTGCATCCCCCACTCCCCACTTTCCAATACTCCTAAGCCCTTCGAGCACCAGTCCGCTACAATCAAAACCCGAATTATATGGCCCTTCCGCACCCCATTGATACCTAGAACCTATAAACCTAAATAAATAATTTACAAGATCGAACCGCATAATATAATCCCTTTTTATTACGATGGAACGCCGTCTGTATAAAATCTCTCCAAAACTCCTGCGTGTTTAAGCGTCTTCAACTTCTTACGCTCAGACCGCATCAGCCTTTTAAACTCACGTTCTTCCGACACCACTTCCTCTCGCGATTCAAAATTATTAGGCCTATCCCACGGGTACTCCCTCTTAGGCATAACCTTTACAGACTTTTCAATCTCATCTTTACTCATTCAAATATACTCCCTTCTAAATCCTCATCTTCCACCGTTTCAAAATCGACCTCAATGGCGGCGAATGGGTCACAAGACTGCATAAGCTTTTTAACTTCATTCGCTGGAAGGTCTTTCATTTCTTGAAAGATGTTTATTCCTATTTCCATTTTGTGGCTTATCTTTTCAGAATACTTTTCGGGGTTGTCGATTGAGGCCAGATATTTACGTTGGTCAAACTTCAATTTTTCGGCGGGCACTTGATCTTTCTCAATATCCTTGGCCACGCCTTTAGCTATGTCATTGAACCAAACGTCCGCCCTTCGTTTCTTTGCCTCTTCGAGTTCTTCACGAAAAGACGATTCCTTAACTTGGTACTGAACGACCACCGCTTCCGCGAAGGTGACTTTTCTACCAATGTTCACTTCTGCTAACGCTTGATCTTCCGTCAGGCCGGAAGCAATCAGATTCAGAAAGTCATGTCGGGGAAACTCTTTAAACCAATTCAAAGTTTATTTCCCATTCTTTTGGTGTGCATTGAAAAAATCATAAACCAAAAAATCAAATAAGCCTAAAGAAATTAACACGATAACTACCATGCTTTTTCGTTAGCTTTTTCTTTTTGTAAGCCTTTTAGTTTTTGAAGGAGGGAAAAAATTTTTGGGAGGTTGGTAAGGTGGAAAATTTGGGAGGTTGGTAAGGTGGAAAATTTGGGAGGTTGGTAAGGTGGTGCCACTATGACACTAGTTGGTTTAGAATTTTGGAAAATTTTTGTGTAAAGCGTACGGATGAGATGGCCAGACTGAACTGAAGCGGGGGGTACGGGGGTGGGGTAGCGCGTTAACCCAGGCAACCAATAGGCTTCGTAACCCTATGATATTACTAAGGTGTATCGATAAACTTTATTATAGTGCGTGTCTCTTATATATGTGAGTTACGAAAGGATGTATCTAAGCTCTATGAGATCTAATGACTCTCTATCTCTATTAATCTTTCGGGCCTCATTACATTTAGCCTTTAAAACTGGATTAATAGTTATGAATCTCTGTAAGCTTAAAGCATTCATACCTAGATAAGACTCCACCTTGCCGACGCTGTACCCAGAGGAGATTAGTAGTAGAACGACTGGAAAGAGTTTACCTATGTTATCCTTAAAGGCTTCAATGCTTAGTTGGCCATCTACCTGAAGCGCCTTGATCTTATCGAGAGTCATGGGCTTTGAATCCGCATGAGTCGCGGCTCTTAATAGGTTCTTTTTCCTTAATGCTGCTTTCTTCTTTCTAACCTCACTAGGCCTATAAGCTTCGTAATCATCCATAACGCTTATTATGGTATAGAAAGCCAGAACTGTAAAACTGCAATTGACTTGCAGTTACCTAACGCTCTTAGTTAAAAGACCATCGGGAAGTTCCAAGCTATGCCAGGAACATTTACAAAACTGGAACGCATCTAACTCATTAATATTAAAGGTATGTTCTTATGTTCTTATATATATATATATATTAAGTATACAGTATATTTCTACACATTATTATTAAGCCCTTTTTTATAAACACCATGGGCGCAGATCCTGGC